TATCCAAGATCACCGGTCTGCGGATGTCGCGCTGGTTCATGGCCCGCAACACCTATCCCGACCTGAAGACGACAACGATCCGGACATGGCTCGAAATGTTTCCGGAGCATGTTTACGGCCGGTTCAACTGGGGACAGCCGCCGGCGCACAAGATGCGGTTTGGTGACGTCTCGCTCGATATCGACTTCCTCGCCCTCGACAAGCCGGAGGACGTCCGCAAGCTCCGATCGACCGAATACACCGGGGGCGCATTCAACGAAATCCCGTTTATCGAGAAAGAGTTGTTCGACGAGGGCACGTCGCGTCTGCGCTATCCCGGCATGGAGCATGGCGGCTCCGCCTGGCATGGGATCATCGCGGACGCCAACGCGCCGGACGAGGATCACTGGCTGGCGATCATGACGGGGCAGGTCGATATTCCCCCAAACCTGACCGACGAGGAAAGGGCTTCCTACGTCTGGCCTGATCACTGGGGGTTCTACAAGCAGCCGCCTGCGGTGAACGAGGTCCGCGACGCCCACAACACCATCACCGGCTATGAGGAAAACCCGCACGCCGAGAATATCGGCAACCTGCGGCCCGGCTATTACGCCCAGCAGCTGTTCGGCAAGAAGAAGGCTTGGATCGACAGCCGCTTGCGCAATGTCGTCGCGCTCGTGGTCGACGGCTCGCCGGTCTATCCGGAGTTCGTGGTCGACGTCCATGTGGCACGCGAGGCACTGAGGCCGGTAGAAGGACATACCCTGACCGTCGGTCTCGACTTCGGGCGACAGCCGGCCGCGATCTTCATGCAGGCTTTGAACAACCGGGTCTACGTCCAGTATGAATTGCTGGGACATAACGAGAGCTCGGTGACGTTCGCGCCCAAGGTCCGCCGCTTCATCGCGGATAAATACCCGGGCTGGGATATGTCGAATGTCCGGTTCTTCGGCGATCCCAAGGGGAAGGACAAGGGGCAGCAGTCCGAGCAGACCTCGTTCGAGATATTCGAAGCGCATGGCATGAAGGTGCGTGATCCGCCTGGCTTGATGCAGAACGACATCACCACCAGGGTGTCGGCCGTGACGTCGGTTCACCTCGAGATGCACATGGGATCGCCGCGTTACGTGATGTCGCCGCTATGCCGTACGCTGAAGGTTGCCAAGGCCGGCCGGTATCACCTCGTCAAGGAGGACGATGGCGCGCTGCGGCCGAAGAAAGACCGGTATTCGAATCCGTGTGACGCCGAGCAATACGGAATCCTAGGGCTCGGAGAGGGCCGGCGCATGGTCGGAAAGCCGCTGATTGGCGACGTGGCACCGAAGAAAGTTTGGCACGGCCGCAAGACGATGCGCCGGATCGCGGGGTAACATGGACGTCATCTTCCAGAAAGCCTGCGAGCCCGCGCGCTGGACGGTGGTTTTCCACAGGACCGCGGCGAACTGGTTTTTTTCGGCGATCGCGATGGGCCACTTCAAGCATGTCTCGGCCTTTGCATGGGTGCCTGAATGCCGGATCTGGGCGATCTATGACGTCTCGTTTCGAAGGACCCGATTTGCCTTTCTACCGGACACGCCGGAATCGAAGAAGCTTTTGACCGACGTTATCACCGGCAACTGCATGGTGACGATGACCGCGCGTGATGATGCCTTTCCGATTGTACGCCTCGGGCTTTATTGCACCACGGCGATCAAGCACTTGCTCGGGCTACGTGGGGGTGCGTTGCGGCCAGATGCGCTTTTCCGTCTCTGTGTCAGGGAAGGCGGAAAAGTGTCCGACGATGCAAACATCAACCCAATCCCCAGCCGCGCCGCCTGCGCCGACGGTCGATCCTAACTTCGCGACCGAACAGGCGCAGGCCAATTCGGCCAACATCTCCGCGCTCCAGACCGAAGCCCAATCCGACACCGCCTCGCTGATGGCCCGCTACGGGACCAAGCTGGCGCTCGCCGGGATGTCTTCCTCGGCCTCAAGCCTTGCAAGCGTGATGAACGCGCCGATGGGCAAGACCTGATGGCCAAGCTCGCCGCCGTGATCAAGCAGGACCCGAAGGCACTTCTGAATAAGGAAGCTCTGGACCGGCTTGCCGAGGCGCGGACGAAGAAAAGCTACGTCGAGCTTGATTTCCGGGAATGCTATTTCTTCTGCGCGCCGCAGCGACAGCGCACCATCAACTCGACCACCGAGCCCTCGACCCAGCGCATGCTCGACGCTCCGGAACTGAACACCGACGAAGCATTTTTGCTCTGCCAGGACTTCGTTACTGAGGTCATCAACACCTTCATGCCTGAAGCGCAGCCGTGGTGCCGACGTGGACCCGGCATGGATATCGCGGACGGCGCATGGGCCAAGGTCAAGGACGCCGTCTCCAAGGACGACGACAAGATTTTCTCGGCGATGAAGGCCTCGAACCTTTATCCCGAACTTGCCAAGGCGTTCTATCCTGATCTGGCGATCGGCACGGTGGCGGCATGGATCGACCGGCCGCATCCGTCCAAACCGATCACGGTTGCAGCGGTCCCGCTACGCGAACTCGAAATCAACCTCGGCCCTTACGGTGAGGTCGATGACCGTTTTGCGGTTCGATACACCCGGAATTCCTATGTCAAGGAGCTGGTCGGCGACGAGGTCTGGGCCAAGATTCCGGCCGAGATGAAGGAGAAGATCGAGGAAAAACCCTCGGTCCGAACACAAGTCATCTGGGGTTTCTGGCGCGACTGGTCCGACGTCGGTGACGAAACATGGTTTCGCGTCGTGCTGGTCGGCAACGAACTGGTCGATGACGGCAAGCTGAAAGGCGAGGGATCGTGCCCGCTGTGGGTGGCCCGATTCAATCCGTCGGCCGATTGGCCGCACGGCATCGGCCCGATGATCCAGGGCCTGCCGTCGTTTCGCCAGATCGACGAACTCGAATCCATGCTGATCGAGAATGCCGAACTCGCGCTGGTCCCGCCGATCACCTATCCCTCGGACAGCTTCACGAACATCGAGCAGGGGCTTGAGCCCCGCATGGCCTATCCGATCCAGCCCGGACACGAGAAGGCCGTACAGGCGATCTATCAGGTGCCACCGGCAGCGCCCGGAACCTACGCCTACGAAGATAAGCTCAAGAAGCTGAAGAAGCTGTTCTATGTCGATATGCCGGAGCAATCCGGCGACACACCTCCGACGCTCGGCCAATGGCTCGACGAGATGGCGCGCGCCCAACGCCGCATCGGAACTCCCGGCCTGTCGTTCTGGCGCGAGGGCCCGGCCAAGATTTTCTCACGCTTCCAGCATTTGCTCGAGCTATCCGGCGCTATCAAGCCACTTCAGGTCGACGGTCGGGCGGTGGCCACGCTGCCGATGAATCCGGCCCAGGCCGCCGCGGAGCAGCAGGAAGTCGCGATGGCGATGAAGGCCGTCCAGTTCCTCGGTCAGGCGTTCCCGGAAGAGTTCAAGATGTTCGTCGATGGCGAGAAGAGCATTCAGGCCATCATCGAGAAGATGCGCGTTGGCGGCTTGCTCAAGTTGCGCGATGCCGACAAGGTCAAGGAAGCGGTCGCGCAGATGGCCCCGCTGGTCAAGGGCCACATTGCTGGGGCGCCGGATCAGCCGCCAGGACCCGCCGCATGATTACAGACGAGCAACTTCACAACGCCCTTGACCGCCTCGCGCGGACCGATGACGGCCGAACTTTGTACCTGTTTTTACAGCGCCGATTGATGGGAGTTTCCACCTCAGATTCTGAAGGTGCGTTGCGACAGGATCATGGTGAACGCACCTTCGCGGCGAAACTGATCGGCCTCATGGGCAAAGGGATCGCGGAAAGTGGTGGACGGAACGACGCAGCAGAGCACCGGGGGCCAGACGAGCAACCAATCGTCTTCGCAGTCCGCGGACCAGTCTCAGTCGGGCACCGGCGCGGTGCCGGACGCAGGGTCAACTCAGACTCAATCGTCGCAGGCTGGAACGACGAACCAGCAGACAAATAACCAGCAGACTTCGCAGCAGCAGCAGCCGGCGCGCCCCGAGTTTGTTTCGGAAGCTGCATGGGATGCCGCGACCAATGCGCCAAAGGTTGACGTTCTTCTGACCGAGTTCGAAAAGACCGTTAAGGAACGCAACGAATATGCCGCGTTTAAGGCGGCAGAAGATTCCAAGGTTGCTACGCTTCCGCAGACACCGGAAGCCTACGAAGCTTCGTTGCCTGCAGATTTCAAATTGCCGCCGGGTGTCAACGTCACGATCGACGCCAACGATCCTGCCTTGGCCGCAGTCAAGGCATGGGCGCACGCCAATAAGATCCCGCAAGCTGAGTTTTCAAAGCTTCTTGCTTTCAACGCCGGCATCGAGGCTGCAAAGGCCCAGAAGATGGAGGCGTTAAGCCAGCAGCATCTCGACGGGCTTGGTGCAGCCAAGGAAGCCCGCATAGGCGCCGTCTCACGATATCTGACCGCTTCGTTCGGAGACAAGGCGAAGCCCGTCATCGCAACACTGGCGACAAAGGATCATGTCGAGGTGTTCGAATCGATCATTCAAAAATTGTCATCTCAGGGCGGTGGTTCGTTCCGCCAGACCGGCCGCGAAGTCGATACCGGAAAGGT